AAAACTGAACGGTATTCAAGAGAAAGCTAACTACATTACCAAAGTATCTGAGTTATTGAATGATTCAGGATTCCAGACTGCTGAACAAGTAGAAGCTGCAATTCAGAAAATCATTGGCTCAGCTCCTGGTGTATTAGATACTTTGAAGGAGATTGCAGATGCTTTGGGTAACGACCCAAACTTTGCTACAACCATGACTCAGAAACTTACTGAGTTAACTAATAAGCTTGAAACTGAAACTCAAAACCGTATAGCAGGTGATGCAGCTTTGGATACTAAGCTTACAACCCTGGATACTAAGCTTACCAAGATAGTAGAGGATTTAAGAACCTATGTTACTGAAACTCGTACTGAATTGTTGGCAAGAGCAAATAACCAAGATGCTCTTATCAATCAGAACTCGGCAAATATCCAGAGAAACCTGGAATTAATCCAGGGTATTCAAAACAATATTTCGGGTTCTTACTTGGAAGTTAAGGCTTTGCTTGAAACCGAGATAGCTGCACGTAAAGCAGAGATTACTCGAGTAGAAGGTTTGATTACTGATACTAATCAGGCTCTTACTACTGAAACTGAAGAACGTAAAGCTGCTGATAAAGAACTTCAGGATAATCTTGATGCCGAATCTGCTGCTAGAACTGCTGCTGATACTGCATTGGGAGTTCGTATAGATACGGAAACTTCAGAAAGAAAGGCAGCCGATACCAATCTTGATAATAAGGTTAACAAGGAAATCCAGGATAGAACTAATGCAGACACTGCTCTCCAAACTAAATTGGACAAAGAGATATCAGACCGTACTACAGCAGATGGAGAATTGGATACTCGTATCGATAATGAAGAAGATGCAAGGGAAGCTGCAGATACTACTCTTCAGAGAAATATAGATACTGAGAAAACCGAAAGAAAGGCAGCCGATGGGGCTTTGCAGGATAATATTGATGCTACCAATGCTCATACTATCAATACTCACAGATTGGATTCAAATCCAGTATTGAATGGTACAGATATTAAGTTGGATGGATATGAAAAGAATGTAGGTAATACTCCTACAGATTTGGATGTAAAGGCAACCGATACGGCTTCAGCTGCATTTGGTAAAGTACAGAAACGTATTGAAGTAGATAAGACAGATGCTGACTCTAAATTCAATAAGGTAAAAGTTGCAGTAGGTCTTACCAATGATTTGGGGATGCCTGCACTTACCGATACCAATTATATGAGAGGTTCTGTAAATGTGGTTGATTCTTTAAAGAAATTAGATGCTCAATTGGAACCAATCATTATTCCTACAGCAGCATTTAGTCTGGTTTCCCAGGCAACTTCAGAAGAGATTGCAGCAGTATTTACTAATGAATTATTGCAAGAAATTGCAACAAACACTACACACCGTCCTTATATATTGGTGGATACTGGTAACAATTCCTATCAGCAATTCAGATTGAGCTTACAGCTTAGTGGTCCTACTACTGGAGATATCACTCTGAGACTTATGTATGAATCGGCTGGTGATGAGTTTTACAGAGAATTCAAGAGAACTGCTCAAGGTGCTTGGTCTATATCTTTCATAAGAACTGGTAGACTTCTTATTGAAGGAGATGTAGTTAATAACCTAACTACAGGTAATGCTAAGTTACCTTTAAGTGCAAACCAAGGTAAAGTATTGAAGGGTTTGATTGATACTCTTGGAACAGATGCCTCAGAATTGGAAACAGAACTGAAAGAACTGATTAATACTACTAAGACTACCTTAGAAGGTACTATTGCAACTGAAGTACAAAATCGTAAATCTGCCGATACTGCTTTAGATACCAAGTTAACCACGGCTATCAATAAAGAGGTAACTGATAGAACCAATGCTGATACTGCTCTCGGTACTCGTATTGACCAGGAGGTAACGGCAAGAACTAATGCAGATGCTACTCTGAAAACCGAATTAACTAGAAATATACAGGGAGTTCAGGAGGCATTAGATGAATTCATTGCAACTAAGGCTCAGGCAAATGGTTTAGCTTCTTTGGATGAAAACGGAAAAGTACCTGCTAATCAATTACCATCATATGTAGATGATGTAATTGATGTATATGCTACCTATGATAAATCCCCTACTGGAGAACTTTCTAATATTGCCTTATTTGAGAATCCAGACCATACTAGAACAATAGTTGGGGAAGCAGGAAAGATTTATCAAAATGTAACTGAGGGAGAACCCACCTATCAATTTAGATGGACTGGTACTACCTGGGCACCTATTGTTTCTGGTGGAGTAGTAATCGGTGAAATCACTGGTACTGCTTATGATGGAGCAAAAGGTAAAACCACTACGGATAATCTTAATGCTCTTAAAGCCTTTAATCCCATACGATTAACCGATATTGTTACGGATACTTCTAAAGCTACAATCCGATATGAAAAGTCCGATGGTACAGCTATTCAAGGATTGGATATTCCTGCTGCTAATTCTACTAAAGCCGGTGTTATGGCTGCTGCAGATAAGGTTAAACTTGACACCACATTACCTAATCAAATTGCTGCCGAAACTGCTGCAAGGGAAGCTGCAATTTCTGGTGTTCAAGGAGAATTGGCTAATGATATAGCTCAGGAAGTAGTGGATAGAAACGAGGCTATTGCAACTGCTAAAGCTGAATTAACTCAGGCTATCAATAAAGAGGCTACTGATAGAAAAGCGGCCGATACCGCTAATTACAAAGAGCTAGAAGACGGAATGACTGCTGCTGTTGATAATCTAGAGGGAAGAATCCAGGCTACTGATGGTAAACTGTATGAAGAAATAGATAACCGAAAAGGTGAAATCAATAGAGTAGAAAAGTTAATCTCGGATGAAACTGCAACCCGAGCTCAAGCAGATACTAATGTAAATGCTAAGGTAGATTCTCATATTGCTAACAAATCTAATCCCCATGGAGTAACCAAAGCTCAGGTAGGTTTAGGTAATGTTAACAATACGTCAGATGCAGATAAACCAGTATCTACTGCTCAGGCAACTGCTATTGCAGATGCTAAGGCTGCAGGTACAAATGCACAAGCTAACTTAAATACCCATACTCAGAATAAATCTAATCCTCACCATGTAACCAGAGACCAGTTGGGAATGGGAACTAATTCTGAGATTGTATTTAAGAAAGTATCTGCTCCTTCTGGGTTATGGAAGGAATCCGATGAAAGACTTAAATCCTTCATCAAACCTTTGGAACATACTCTTGATGAGATTTGCTCTATACCTACCGATTCATTCATAATTCGAGGTAGTCATGATATAGGTACTATTGCTCAGGCAATCGAAAAACATTTCCCAGAATTAGTTTCTGAGAATACGGTTAAATCCGATACTGTACCTAATCCCGAAGTCTTCGAAACAATCGAAAAGGATGGAGAAACTTATGTAGTGGTTAAAGAGGTAGATTATTCTAAGATGTCGGTTCTGGCAATTGAAGGTATCAAACTTCTGAAGGCAAGAATCGAAGAATTGGAAAAGAAACTTTTATTCACAAACTTGGATTAATATGGGAGAGATAGCAACTTGGGGTGCTGTCAAAACTAAAGTAGGCCTTGGTAAGGATTCAAATGAATGCCCTACCAAGGCTGAATTGTTAGCACTCTCTCCTACAGGAACGGGAGAATCTTACATAGGCTTGGAAATTTCCAATGCTAGTTCCTATGGTGATAATGAAACCATACAGCTTAGTGATATACATAAGGTAACTTATAAGTATACTCTGGCATTAACTAATAAGACTCTAAACTTCACTGCTTTGGGTGGAGCTCCAACTCCTGCTGGTTTCGATTTGGTTACCCAAAAACAAAAATACCTGGATGGGGTTGCCCAATCTGGAGTTATTCAGGTATCTTACATATCTACACATCCTGATTGGATTTATTCTGAGAATGGTTTAAAAGCTACAGAAAATCTTAATACCCAGGAAAGGTATGGGTCTGTAACCTTTACTCAGTCAGAATCGGGAAAATCTATTGATGGTGCTGTTTTTCAGGCAGCAGCTTCTCAGAGATTTGAATATACTTTCAGTAGTAAATATCCAGGAATAAACTTTAATGCTCTTGGAGGTATTAGTTCTGCTAATAAAATACTGGATATGACTTCTACTCGTCAAGAGTATAGAAATAATCATACTTATGGAAACTTAGTTCAGATATCTTTTACCAATACAGGTTTGCCCAGTTGGTTAATAAATACCAATGAATCCTGGTCGGCACAAGAGAACAAAAGTTTAAGTTCAAGGTCTCATTCAATGACCTATACCCAAAATGAATCCGGTAAGAAATTTACTGTTACCTTTAACCAAGCCGCAGGTACACAAACTTATGGCGATATTACCATAAATCCTACCAGTGGAATTGCCGATATACCAGCTGCAGGTGGAACTTCTGGAGTATTTACATATTCTTATTCTCAACCATGGGGATGGAATGGTAAAACCAAGGATGGTGGTACAATTACTTCTGGGGCTACAGTAAATTGGAGTAATGCAATATCAGGTTCTAATCTTGGTACTACACAAAAAGCAAGAACCAGGTTGGGTAGTAGAACCCTTACATTATCTCAGAATGGTAAATCTGCTTCGAAATCTGTAGATGTATATCAGGCAGCTAACCAGATAGTAAATGTTACTCAGGGAGCTTGGGTAGTTTCTATATTTGCTAATCCAACTACTCTTACCGAGCAAGGAGGTACATCCGAAATCAATGCAGGGGCTCAGGCACCAAGAACTAACCATTGGTCTTCAGGAGCTACCAGTTCAGCTCCAAAGGAATTTGGTACTCCTACTTTAAGTATACCTACTGCAGTAACTGGATTCAGTTTATTGGGTAATATTTTAACAGTAGCCGAGAGTCCTACACCTGATCCAAGAAGTGTAGTAGTAAGAGCAACTATGGGTACGGTATATAAGGAAGTTACTGTAACTCAAAGTGCATATATAATAACTTGGAATTATTACTTCACCGTTTCACCTTCCGTGTTAACTTTTGCATCTGGTGGCGAAACTAAATCTGTTACAGTTTCTTCTTATCGACAAAAAGTTATAAACGGAGTCGAAACATCACCCAGGGAAGATGTTTCATGGACAGTTATAACAAGGTCTTTTGGTTTTCATACTTTAAAAACCCAAGTCGCTGCAGACCCAAATCTCAGTAATGGTAGCAGAACTGGAACTGCTACTTATATCCAAGAGGGAAGCAATAAAACAGTTACAGTTGATTTGGCACAAGCTGCTCCAAAGGTGAACACACTTACACTCAAATTATCAGCCTCTGGAGTGAGTTTAGTGACACCGTATGTGTTTAAGATAACTCCACAGACACAAGGTGCTCCTAATTCTCCCTCGACATACCCAGCTCCTTTCTTTTCTGGAACTGGTACTCAGGCCCAATTTAAGTGGAATAATAATCTAGGATTAGAAGTTCTTGACCCTGATACTGGAGCTAGAGTTTTTGCTCATACTGGAGATTCCTTAATCATAGCTGTAAAGAATCGGCAAAACGATACTTGGGCTAATTTCATGGTTATCATATTGCAAGATAACAACCAAACAATACAAGCTCCTATTTAGAATTAGTACAAATAAAACAATACTGCGGTATTTATATACGTATAGGCCTATATACAAAATTAATTACCTTATGTTTAACCATTTAAAACTAAAACATTATGGAACTAAAATCTGGAGAAGGCACCGTAGTGGTAGCCGACAGAGACCGTTGTTGTAATGATGGTTGTAATAGAAACTCAGGCTGGGGCTCTGGTTGGGGTGCAGTTGGTGGAGCATTGGTAGGTGGTGGCTTTGCTGCTGCGACATCAAGAACGGCCAACAGGAAATCAAGTGCCTTATCGAAAACACGGCTAAAGACCAGGAAATCGCTCGTCTCAACCGAGTAGTAGATGCTCAGAGAGACCAGAACATTATCCAGTCTGTAGTTGCCGCTCTTAAAACAACAACCCCAACCCCGGCTTAATCAGGGCTGGAAATTTAAAAGAAAGGAGTGCATCTTACGGGGTGTACTCCTTTCTTCATTTTAACACCTAAAAACTTAGAGAGATGGAAAAAGAAAAACTAACCGAATATCAGATACAGATATCTTTGCCTGCTCCTAACCAAGAGATTGCTCAAGAAGTAGCAAACAAAGACCAAGCCCTTGTAGACCAGTTCGGATACTATCAATTCTTAAACTTGGTAGACTTCATGCAGAAGAATCCGGGTGCAGTATCATTCGGTTTAAATTTAATAAATAGGAGGTAATTATGGAAGAATTGATTTTTTCGAAACTACAAAAAGGTGATACATTGTATACCTTAGAAAGAGACAGACGTTCTATGTATCCAATCTTTGATAAAGCTACAGTAATCAGAGTTGGTGAAATTAAACCTATGTCTTCAGGCAATGATGGCAACTTTGTTTCAAGTATAGAAGTGGTAATCCAGGATTCAGTATCCTCATTAACTATTTTCTTACCAGTTCAAACTACGGAAGGTATTCATAATGGTATATACTACACTACCGACCTTAAGAACATTGTTAATGAGGTAAATGTTCAAAGAACTAATGCCTTGAATATCCTTAATAACCGGGATAAGTACGAGGCCATCGTATCTGAATGTGATAATATCTTTAAGACAATTGAAGGTATGATTGCTCCTCAAGCTTCGGCTCAGGCTTATAAACCTGAAGAACTTGAAACATTCAAAAGAGAGATAGATACCCGATTATCAACTCAGGAGAATCTTCTCTTGCAAATTGCCCAAGAGTTAGGATTAAATAACAAAGAAAAGAAAGATGGCAAAAAAGGTTAACATAAATATATCGCTCCCGATAGGAAGTGTTCAGATTTATGTAGACCCAAGAAAACAAATGCAAGCAGAAAAGTTGATTACTAGAACTCCTCAAATTATGCAAAGAGGTTATGATTTGGGTTCAAGGAAGTTCGGTAATCAACTTCTTCGTATTGTTAAGAGGAGCTTAAATACGGGAGTTCCTCCTCCAGGTTCCGGAGTATCTTGGCCACCACATTCAGTAGCTACACTTAAGAAGTATGGTTCTCATACTCTATTAAACCTTACTGGTCAATATGCAAGGTCAGTTACTATAGTGAACCGAAAAGATAGAACCTTTGTTGGTCTACCTCCTGGATTGAAAAAGACAACCTACTTTGGAAAGACTTCTCGTAAAACCCTTAATCAAATTGCCATTATGTTAGAGTATGGTAGTAGAGATGGTAATTTACCACCTCGTGAATTATGGGGTCCTGCTTATAAAGCTGCAGGTGGAGCTGATGCTTTACAGAAGTCTATACGTAATGAAGTAAGAAAAGAACTTAGAAAATATACAAAATAATGGCAGATTTTGAAGTAGATAAAACATCTGGTAAAGGTCCTACACTTGTAATGGTACACCCATTAAAGATGAATGATACTGAATCAGATAAGAAGGCTTCATTGATTGTAGATGTCAATGGAGTTACTAAAACAGTTAGCCTTCTTCAGAAGAAAGGTACCCTTAGTTACGAATATCAATTAGAGGTAGATAAGGATACACTTAATATTCCGGGTAAAGGTGGCACTGATACTTTGGTAGTTACATCCCGTCGTAGGGGAATGATTAATGGTACTCCTCAGGGAGATTGGGAAAATGTACATGTTATTGCTGAACTCGTAGAGGGAAATCCTTTTACTGATTATGTTGTTAGATTTACTGACCAAACAGAAAAGAATCTAGAGGTAAAAATAAATTCTAAGAATAAGACTGAACAGGATATTACCGGAACTCTAATTATAAAACAGAGTGAAAGTAATGATACTAAAACTATCAAGGTTATTCAGGCTGCAGGTACAGTTTCTTATACTTATAGGTTAGAACCACCAACTGTAAATTTATTAGTACCAAAAGGCCAGAATATTAATGAATATGAAACTTCTGTTGGATTTACGATTACTGGGTATAGAAGTAAATTAATAGAAGGTGAAAAAGTCTCTGAAGAAGTTATGGCTTTTAAAATCCCCACTGTTGGTCAATCACAGGATGTTAAGTTATTTAATTCTAATGTAACTGTAACATATTGGATTACTAATTATGGTAATATATCAAATACACCTAAAACTACTTTGTCAGCAACGGTACATGCTAAAAAAACTGCAGGAGTGATGATAAATGGAACTTCTGCTAACTTCGAGTGTGTATTTACTGATGGTGGAAAATATGCGTTTACTCCGATATTAGTGGCTCAATTAGTATAATATTATGGTAAATACAGAAGAAATAGTAGAAAGGACTTTCTATATCTGTCTACTAACGACTGCATTAAAAAGAAAGCTTACACTAAATCCTGATGATTACC